GGTGTGGAGTGTATTCAGATTACAGAGCACATGGGATTCAATCTAGGCAACGCTCTCAAGTATATCTGGAGGGCTGACTTGAAGAACAATGCTCTTGAGGATATGCGTAAAGCAATCTTCTACATCAACCGAGAGATTGAGAAACGTGAACGATGAACTAAAACTACTCATCGCTGCTAAACTAGATGTAACTGATTTCCTTGACATTATTGGCTATGACCTAGCTGATCTACTTGAAGTACTTGGTGACGAAATTGAAGAAAACTACACACGACTCATGGCAGCCTGTGAGTGAGCAGCATTATAAGAAAACCTACCTTGTCCGTAAGGTACAAGAAATAGAAGCAGAGGAAGAAATTGACCGATACGAACGAGAAACCGAAACTTATCCCAGTCCCTCTTCCTCAGAGGTGCGCTATTCACAAGACGTGGATGCGGAAGGGTAAGTGTGAGCCTTGTATGGTAGCCGAGGACAAGAGGCGCAGACAGGCTGAGTTAGCAGCCGGTATAGTTAAACAACCAATAAAAATAGGTAAATTGTGAATGACTTAACTCCTAAACAACTTTATAGACGTGAGTACTATTTAAAAAATAAAGATAAAGCTAACGAACAGACACGTCTTAGATATGAAAGTAAAAAAGAAGAGTTACTAGAATATCAAAAAGAGTATCGTAAAAATAATAGGGAGTTAGTCTCCACTAAAAATAGGAACAAACGTAAAAATCGTCTTTTAGAAGCTATTGATTTACTAGGTGGAAAATGCAGTAAATGCCAAGGTGTATTTGATACTTGTGTTTATGATTTTCACCATATAAATCCAGAAGAAAAAGAGTTTACTATCGGTGAAAATATGCTGGTAAGTAAAGAACGTTTTCTTAATGAAGTTTCAAAGTGTATTTTACTTTGTGCAAATTGTCATAGAATGGAACATAATAAGAATGATTAGTCATGGAAAAAACGAGTTTAGGAATCACTTTGCCGAAACAGTCTTTAGATATAAATATGCACAGGGAGCAGCCGACACATGGGCCAAACTCTCAGAACGCTTGGTGGAGGACGTCTGCGGTAGTAGACAAGGGACCGTCCCAATCCTTATGTCCGATACTGATCGACGCGAACTTACAGAACATATTAAGGCAATGCGGTTTCTCCCCGGAGGACGCTACCTTTATTACGCAGGACGGCCATACAAGGCTTACAATAACTGCTATCTACTAAGGGCAGAAGAAGACACACGAGAAGAATGGAGCAACGTAACATGGCGTGCAATGTCCTGTCTAATGACTGGAGGCGGAATTGGAATTGACTACTCACGACTTCGTGCGTCCGGAAAAGCCCTTAGCCGCACTGGTGGTACTGCATCTGGACCTATCCCGCTTATGTCGGCAATCAACGAAATTGGACGAAATGTTATGCAAGGCGGATCACGACGATCTGCAATTTATGCATCGCTTAACTGGCGACATGAAGATATTAATCAGTTCCTTGGAATCAAGAATTGGTCAGATGTTGTAAAGGAACAGAAGCTCAAGGACTTTAACTTCCCCGGTCCTCTGGACATGACGAACATCTCTGTCAACTACGATGATGCTGCTCTAGTAGGTGGATTGGAAAACAACCCTGTCTTCCTTAAGAATGTACGTCAGGCAATGGAGACAGCAGAGCCGGGCTTTAGCTTTAACTTTGGAGATAAACAGAATGAAACACTTAGGAATGCTTGTACAGAGGTTACGTCTGAAGATGACTCTGACGTTTGCAATCTCGGTTCTATTAATTTGGGAAATATTTCTTCTTTGGACGAATTCAAAAATGTGGTTGCATTGGCTAGTAAATTCCTCGTCTGTGGAACATTACGAGCTGACCTCCCTTATGACAAAGTATACAAAGTTCGTGAAAAAAATCGACGACTTGGTCTTGGACTTATGGGAATCCATGAATGGCTCCTCAAGCGTGGACAAGGATACGAAGTAACTCCAGAACTACATGAATGGTTAAAGGTATATGAATCAGAATCCAAACGAAGTGCAGACGAGCACTGCGATCGCTTCTTTATCAGCCGCCCTGTTGCTTATCGAGCAATTGCCCCGACAGGCAGTATCGGAATCCTTGCTGGCACTACTACTGGAATTGAACCTCTCTTCGCTGTTGCTTATAAGAGACGTTTCCTCACGGAAGGTACTAAATGGAAGTTCCAATATGTTGTGGATGGAACCGCCGATTTGCTTATCAACAAGTTCGGAGTCAAACCCGAATCAATCCAATCAGCCCTCGACCTAAGTGAAGACTATGAAAAGCGAATCAAGTTCCAAGCCGATATACAAGATTACGTTGACATGTCCATCTCTAGCACAATCAACCTTCCATCATGGGGAACAGCTAGAAATAACGAAAAAGAAGTTGGAGCATTTGCAGCTACACTTGCAAAGTATGCTCCGCGACTACGTGGATTTACATGTTACCCAAATGCAAGTAGAGGAGGTCAGCCCCTGACCGCTTGTGATTATGAAGAGGCCCTTAAACACAAAGATGTTGTGTACGAGGAAAATGACATATGCGAATTGAGTGGTAAGGGAGGTAGTTGTGGTGTCTGACACAGAGCTAGCATGGTGTGCAGGATTCTTTGATGGAGAGGGAACTACTTCCTATCTTAAAAAAGATAAGTGGATTGGTCCACGAATGTCTGTATCACAAAAAAACATCAAGCCTTTAGAACGATTTCAAGAAGCTGTTGGACACGGAAAAATATATGCCCACGATCAACGATCTGGGCTGTATCAATGGACATGCCAACGGAAAGACGATGTTAAAATCATTCTAGAAAAGCTATGGCCTTTTTTATGTGACCAGAAGAAAGACCAAGCGTTAGCTGTCTATAAGATGGTAGAGGACAATAAAAATGAGCGTAGTGCCAGTAGCAGCTAAGAAGGCAGAGTTTATTCCAAAAGCCTACTACTGTAACAAGTGTGGTAATGGAATCTTCTCTGCCTACGAAGGGCAGTATGTAACTTGTGGTTGTGGTGCTATCTCTGTAGATCAGACAATGCACTACACAAGACTAATTGGAAATAAAGAGGACTTTAAAAATGACTGAAGAAGAATGGGCCATCTTTAATGCTGCTATGTGGCATGACCGTGAAGTTGATGCTGTATGTTCGTAGTACTTGAACTAATTAACGGCCTCGCCTTTGGTGTTGAGCATGTAGCTGGTGAAGAAGAAGATGATTTTAATTGGATGATTGCGGTTCACATCTTGTGCTTCCGCTTCTGTCTTTACAAATAGACAGACAAAAGAAAGCCCCCATATCCGTAACAGGACTGGGGGCTTTTTTACGTCCCTTGAAACTGGGACTTCTCTGAATTACGCCTTGAGGTTATCTCTGGCGGTATGTGCCATCTGTCAAACTCATTAGCTGCTTCCTTCATCATACCTTTGTTAATGAACTTGAGCATTGTAGAACGCCTAAAAGCATTAACTCCAACATTGAAGATGAAGCTACACAAGGCATCTACTTGATCCTGTCCCAGCAACACAACAACATTGTCATCCAGACATTTCTCTGTAATGGCAACATCCTTGCGTAGCTGGTCCAGTATCTGCTGGTCAGACCAGACCAAACCCTTAACCACTTCTGGGCCAGTATGGCCCACACCGATTGTCCAGATACCTTTAGTATCTTGGTAGGCTTTCTTACGAGAGCCTTCCCGTAAAGTTAGGAGTTTGAGTCCCTTGTCTGACATTTTCATTGATGCTCCATTCTACGTTGTAAAGACAAAGCACGAGTGATACTCTTGCTAGCAGCATCCTTGATGATGGCTAACTTGTTAGGATCAATCTTGATTGACTCAATTGCTCCATTAACAGTAGCTACCAACGAATCGGGATCGCCTTGGTTGTCAAGATACTTCTGCATGTATGGATCAAGATCACCACCATGAGCCAAAGCAAACGTGAGTCCTGCCACAGCAGTGTCTCGCTTGTCTTGGTAGGTCTTATCAAGCTTACCTAGTTGGAAGTTACGTTCCTTCTGCTTAGACTCGTTAATACCAGTGATACCTAACTTCTTCAACAAGTGATCTGTTGCATTCAACTCAGCAGTAGCTTTCGTTGCTTTAGCTGGGTCCATACTCAAAGCCATATCGCCATCAGTGTACCAAGCATCCTTCATAAAGCCTTGTGCAATGGGAGGAGCAAAGTTAATTGCTGCTGCCTTGAGGTGAGGCTCATCGGGATGGATTGCTGCACTAGCTGCAGAAGTTACCATACCACCTAGCTTGCTACCACCAGCAAACGCTACGTCAGACGCTTTGTTAGGCAGTACATCACCTAAACCAACACGCTTAGATACATCCATACCAAGCATAGTAGGAGCACCGTGAGACATAACATCCTTGAACTTACCTGCATCATCTCCTAAGGCTTTAGAAAGCTTCTCAGAGGCTTCCATAACGTCTAGGGATAGATTACGAGGCTCACCCAGTTTGCTAGTAATAGTGTCGTAGATAGATTCCCACTGTGTGTAGAACGGTAGTCCCATAACACCAGCTATGGCAATTGTAGAAGCCATTTGCGTGAGCAAAGGAACTGCATTACCAGTAGCAGGAATCTCTCTTGCCAACATAGACCAGCGTGAGATTTCGTTGTGACCAAAACTCTTCAAGTTATAAGCCATAGAACCAATTGGACCCAAGGCATTATAAATTGCTGGCTTCTCCATAGCACCATAGTTGTTCATGGTTTGGTCAGTTAGGCGGTGAGCCTGTTCATACAAACCATCCTTAGGCTTAAGGCCAGAGTCATCCATCATCTTAACAAACGACATGTACACTTGAGCACGAGTAGCCTGTTCAATCAAAGCAGCAGGATGCTGTGTAGCCCAATTGGTATAATACATAGCACCCTTGGTAGTAGTGTTGCTATGCTCTACCATATCCGCAGCGTACACATGGTTGTCTTTAGCATAATCCAAAGCACCACGTTCAACTGGGGTAAGCTTACTTTGATCTTTGAGTAGGGTGATACCCGCAGATGTAATGTAATCCAAACCACCAGTGAGCATTGTAGACTTAGGAGCTAGTCCCCGGCCACGTAGCAAGGCTGTCATGGCAGGTAGTGCTGCTGGACCTTGAATCAACTGGATAGCCAAGAAGCTAGGGTTGAGGGACAGCATAGAGGTGTTAGCAAAGGCTTTAGCACCACCCAAGAATCCACGGATATTAGATGGACCAATACCAGTAGCATTACCAATGGAGTTAACCACTTCGTCAATAGCCCTACCAACACGACTAGGATTAAGTCCTAGAGCGTTCTGCATGTAAGCTTCGGACATTTTAATAGCATTCTCATGCTTGGCAGCTACGCTACCGTCACGTAAGACTTCATTAACATCCTTTGCTGCTTCAGCAAGATGGCTCCAGTTGTAAGCACCTTCCATATACTTGGTTTGGTTCTCAAAGAACTGAGTAGCATTCTGTTTCTCTGTCATCCAAGGCTTACGACCTTCCATACCCCAAACACCCTTCTTCTGCATGGTGTGTGTTTGCATACCCATGTAGTTAGATGGATCATCCTTAGCCACCTCTCGCAAGGTATCAAGGAAGGCTTGCACGTTAGGGTTGTTCTGACCAATGGTATCTAGTGCATCTTGAAATGCTTCGTGTGGTGTACCCTTGGTAGAGCCAGTACGAGCAGTGGTATCTTTCAAAGGACCAAACTCAAGAGTAGGGTCTTTAGCCAGCATACCCTTTTCAATCTTCTCCAGAGTCCATCCCAGCTTTCCAGCCTTACGGTCAGCACCAATGACACCAACCACAACCTTCTGACCATTAACAGTCTTGTAAGCTACCTTGCGGTAGTCACCAGACATATTCATAGCAGAGTAGGCTGCACGGGATGAGATGGGCTTCTTACCTACGGATACACGAGCTGCATTGATCTTACCCATAACATCAGCCATAGCATTCTGGTGGGTAGTGATGAAGTCTTGGAGGGCGGTTGATAGACCATACTGCTGCATCATGGCAGGGGTGATTTCCTTCTGAGTCAAGTCAGCAGCATTCAGCAGAGTGAACGCATCCTGATACTCTTCCTTACTCAAGTTGCGTAGGGAAGTGAGGTACTCATTGTGCAACTTCTGGCTAATCTCAGCTTTAGCTTTGGAGTCAGCAGTAAGGAAACGATCTACTGTGAAGTGAACCACAGGATTGTCAACCTTACCCTTGAGGTATGTTCCACCCTTAGTCAGCAGGTTAATACCCTTCTGCAAAGCATTCTGTGATACGTCATTAAACTTACCAGCTAAGGCTACGGCCTCAGCCGGAGACTTAATCATGGCGTTGCCAATATCACGGAGAACATCTTTCAGTCCGGGAATGTTACTAAAAGCAGCAGCTTTCTGCTTAGTTCCCCAATTCAATAAGAGTTTACCGCCTTGAGACTTTTTTGAGGAACCACCAGTCTTACCAGAGAACTTAGTGTTAACTGCCTTAACAGCAGCAGCACGTTCCTTAGAGCCAGCAGGTAGGTTAATCTCTTGCAAGGCATGTTGTTTGGCAATGTTAGCCAAAGCCGTATCACGTTTAGCCTTATCCTTAGCAAGAGCATCAGCTTCTGCTCTCAACTTAGCCGACTCTTGTGCGGCTTTTGTCGTTTCTGCAGTGTTAGATTGATTGCGTTTAGCAATGGCTTCTTGAGCATCAGCTTGAGCTTGACGAGTGCGAATCTCAGACTCAGTATGTTGGTCACGCAACTCCTGAATCATATGCTCATTCTCAGCACGTTGATGGACAATCCGTGCTTTCTCTGCAGCTAGTTCAGCCTTAGCTTCAATAGCCAATTGCTTACGGGACTTGGCAGGAGCTTCAGATTGACGACGGCGTAGGTCAGCTTCAGCCTTGAGCATATCGTTCTTAGGAGCGCCTTCAGCGGTCAGGGCACGTATACCCTCATGCTGACTCTTAACACCACTCATAGCGTCATCTATGGTCTTCTGACGGGCTTCTACAGCCTTCTGAGCAGCTTCTAGGCTAGCTTGTTCCTCTAGAGCATGAGCATGGGTTTCCTCAAGCTGTGCCCTATGTGCATCTTCTTCAGCAACACGCTTAACGTGTGCTTGGTGGTCAGGAGATGGAGTAGAGTCCATGTTCCTAGCACGAGCTAGGTCAGCAGCCTTTTGTTCTTCTGCAACCTTAGCAAGATAGTCAGCACGAACATTGTGATCTTTAGACCGTTCCACAATGATATCTTGTGCTGCTTGAGTCTTACCAGAACCTTCGTCCTTGGTCAAGCGATTGTAGAAGCTTTCCATTGGACCTTGTGGTACTTCAACCTTACCCGGTTCAGCACCCAAGTCACGAGTCATACGCTCCATTGGAGATTCTTTAGCAAGACCTTCCAATGCAGGATTGATTTCACCTTCATCACCAATACGGTTAAAGGCTGATTGCTTCTGTAACTCTTGTTCACGTAGAGCTTGGGCGTAAGCCTCTTGGCTCAGTTGTTCACTAGGACGAGTGTTCACCAAAGGCTCTGTAGGGGCCACAGGAGCCTCTGTGGGCTTCGTTAAATCAGCAGCCATACGACTAGCAGCAGAACCTGTTTCACCGCCTTTAGAGAACTTAGAACGGAGCGCATTAACTCCTTGTCCTACGCTCAGAGAAGGCATAGTACCATGAAGAGGTGCCATAGGTAGCAACTCATTCATAACATTACCAACCTTACCAGTATACTCTTTACCTAGTTCTGTAGTACGAGACTCCAGAGGATTGGTGAAAATGCCCACACCTTCGTTAAAAGAACTTTCCAGCTCTTTAGGTGTAGCCAAACGGCCTTCACGTACACCAGTTCCAATGGCTGTACGAGCAGCAGCCAAGGGACCAGTAGTAGCAGAACCTAGCAATCCAGCGGCTGTGTTTACACCAGCCTCTACACCAGCATTGATCTTCTCCATCCAAGAAGGTTCAGCTACAGGGCCTGAGCCCTGCATAGGTGTAGAGTCAGGGATGGCAGCAAAATTGGCTGCAGGAGCAGTTAACTTATCCTTGTGAGGATACATCAACTTAACTTCATCGTCAGAAAGGGAGTCTGCTCCACCTTGCTTGTACTTATATAGAGCAGAAACTTCTGCGTCTGATAGAGAGTCAACCCAATCTGCCATGTTATTTTCCTTTTAGTGCAGCGCGCATATCGGCTACGGACGGTTGTTTGTTACCAGCAACGCTAGGTACTTGTTTGTTGACAATGGCAATTTTACCATCAGGACCAACAGCAGCAGTTGCTCCCTGAGTCTGTCCACGTAGAGCCGCTTGTTGATCCACAACTGCCACATCTTGTTGATACAAAGCAGTGAAGGCTTGCTTATCATCTGCAGTCATTGGCTCGTGAGTAACAGGGTTTATTCCAGACTCAAGGCCCATCTTAACAACACCAGCACGAGTGGCAGGATTTAGCTTGTTAAAAGCTGTGAAAGGGTCGCTGGCTTTAGGAGCAGTCCGCTGTCCAGCAGAATTCATTCGACCTTCTGCAGTGATATTAGCAACACCTAATTGTGTGAGACTACGCAATTCTTCAAGGTCACGTTTCTGTGAACGGTCAGCAAGTTTCTCACCAATAGGACCACTCAAGAACTCTACCATTGGTTTAAGCTTAAGAGCTTCATCAGCATTACCACTGTGTAGAGCTTTAAGATAGCTCATGGAGATTTGGTTACTCAGAGCATTGTACTGCTCATCACCTAGTTGGTTCTGTAGCCCAAGGCGTTTGTTCTCAAGGTCTTGTGGAGCAAGAGCTGTCTTAGTACCCAAGTCAATGCCAGCAGAAGCATTCTTAATACCAGCACTTTGGTTACCCAAGTCAAGGCCAGTGTTAGTCAAGCCCTGTTGGGTTAATAGCAAAGGATTCATCAAGGAAGCTTGCTCGTTCTTCAAGGCACCTTGAGTAACTTCATTCTGATTAGACTGATAGGCTTGGTCACGGAACTGAGCAGCTAGGTCTTGATTCTGCTGACCTTGCATGTAGGACATGGGATTCCATGCACCATACAGGCTATTCAAATCAGCTTGTGAGGGGAGGTTTGCGGAATCCATCATGATTAGTAGTCGTAGTAAGGATTAGAATTATCAGGAATACCAGAATTGTAAGGAGCAGTATCTAGTCCTTGTTCTGTTCCAGAAGTACCCGGTGTATAGCTTTGGTAGTTACCACCATAGTTGGCGTAAGGACTCTGATCCATTGGCTGATTAACAGCACCTTGATATACATCTTCTGGAGCAGAGTAACCACTACCAGTAGTGTAACCAGAATAATCACCACCACCGCTGTAGGGTGATTGATTCATAGGTTGACTAGTAGGTGTACCACTCCAAGTGGGGAACATATCCCGCAGAGCAGAACTAGCTTGTTGAACATAAGGTCTTGACATGTTAGACAAACCTTCATTGAGTGCAGGAAGTAGTCCTGACTTCTCTCCAAGATTGAACAAACTACCTAGCTGTTGACCTTGTACCTGAGCTTGTCCTGTTACAGCATTAACCCGCTGTGTATTGGCATTAGAACGAGCAGTGTTGTAAGCCTGAGCCATTGTGGCTTGCTGTTGAGCATACTGACTACCCTTGTCTGCCAGCATAGCTTGAAGCTGAACAGAACGTGGACCATACTGGCTATTACGTCCAGCAGCAGCATCCTTACGAGCTAGGGTTTGTTGCAACTGTTTAGCATAGGGAGAATCAGCACCATACATTGCAGCCAATGTAGGCATCTGCTCCATCTGTGTACGCAAGGTTTCTGCTTGACTAGCTGCATCAGCAGCAGAGGCTCCGTAGGCATCACCTACCTTGTTACCATTGGTATATGCACCAACAGCTCCACCAAGGGCACCTAGTGTGCCATAATCTGTTTGTTTTAACGACTGAAGGTGTCCCAGAATCTGTTGAACGATATCTGTATTGTCTGCCATATTATTTCCTTATAGAGCTACTGCGGCTCATCTGTTGACCAAGTGATCTACCAAACATCCCTCCTAAGGGACCACCTACTGAACGTCCTACAAATTGACCTGCAAGACCTCCCAGAGATGGAGCTACATTCTTTCCAGAAGCATAATCAGCACCAATACCAGCCAAGCCTGCAGCAGGACCAGTAATACCATTCTTTGCTAAACCACCAGCTAAGGCAGCACCATAGTTACCGTTGTACAGGTTACCAAGAGCACCAGCATAACCCGGCATACTTTGAACGCCTGTGGCTATTGCTCTACCTACGTCATGATTAGGATCGGCTTGGTAGCCCTTGTAGGCACCATAGGCACCGAGTCCTAGCCTAATAGGGGCAGGGATAGCAGCACCAACAATGGCCCTACCTACAGCCCCTATACCATCGCTAACCATACCCATACGTTCATCACGTTGGGCAGGAGTTTCTCTATTAAAGAAATTCTCTGAAGTCATACCCGGAACAAGTCCCAACTTCTGCCACATGTTAGGAGTTGTAGTTCCGTAGGTATTGTAGTTGTCACTTACATTCTGATCTTGACCAGCTACTACAGGATTACTATATTCAGAACCAATAGGTCCACTGTTTACAAGCTGATTAAGGCTACCTGTAACACTAGGCAATTGTGTTGCTGTTTGAGCAAACATTGGGTTCTCTTTGTTGAACATGTCAGACAGCTCTTTAAGCCGCGTGAATTGGTCAACAGGTGGAGCTACTGGGGCTACAGCAACAGGCTCACTTAATGGTGTATTCCATGCTCCTGTAGCTGTTTGAGTAGCTTCATTCCATGAACCAGCAGTTTGTCCATTACCACCACCTGACCAAGTAATGTTACCTGAATCAGGATTGGTTGTTACAGAACCTTGGCTATCTGACCACGTTCTAGAACCTGAATTAGAGTTGTTACCACCATCTCCTGTTCCAGTACTAGCTCCCATAGAACCAGCACCGCCGTCAGTACCACCGCCCTCGCCCCAAGGCATTCTGAGGACATGTTTAAATCTTGAGATGTTCATACAATTGCCACCGATTTCAAAACTCCGCCATCATTGGCGTACAATGCTAAGGAACCACCAGAGGTATCTTTGTAGATAGCCCATGTACCGGCAGGAATGTCAGCTAGAACAACTGCACCAGCCTTTGTTTTAGTTGTTTTGTCTACAATGTTATTAGTAGCATAGTTGGTAGTAGTTACTATAGTAGCTGCTGTTGGTAATGCATTAACATTAGTGTAGTTTGTAGAAGTTAAGTGGTAGTACTGAAGAGCAGTTCCACCTTGGATACCCGTTAGGCTATTGTGAGCACCTAGACCAGACAGAGCAGTGTGTTCAGCAGCAGTTAAGTGGTAATGCTCACCTGTAGTGCCTCCTTGAAGGCCCGTAAGAAGGTCGTGAGCCTTGCTAGCTAGGTCGGCAATACTACTGCCAGCCTTGTTAACTAAAGCCCAAGAAACGCTTCCTGACGTGGATAGGAGGGTGTATAGCTGGTTGTACCAAGCTGTCCAAGCAAAGTCGCCATTGGCAGCTCTTGTCGGAGGAGGAGGAAGACCACCAGCCATTATTGATTACCTTTGTTAATGTCAACCTCAAACCCTTCTAGTCGAAGAAGGTATGGCTGGGAATAGTCAACTCGAAAAGCTCGTCTGCGAAAACGTCCCAGTTGAGCAATGCAAGGAAAATCGTAGTCAAAAGACAGGTCACGATTTGTAGTCCATGTTTGATAATCATCATCACTCCAAGAGATTTGAAGAACATTACCCGTACCTGAACCATCTGGTATATCACCAATCAAGGAGAACCTAGACATGAACTTGGCATTGAAAGTATCAAAGTCATACTTAGGTGTTTGAATACGACAACGGAAAGCTACATCATGATCTATGTGATTGTCTTCACTAATAGTGTAGATGTCACCATCAGATTCATGCTGGATGTAAGCTACACCATTAGGGCCATCTGTGCCATATTTACCTACAAACGCCAGTGTACCACCGGGACCAGAGTTCCAGAAGCTCCACATCTTTGAATCAAAACTGTAGACTATGGTTTGTGTACTCAAATTGACAATGTACAGTTTTTGTCCTGATACACGAGTACAGTGAGCTACAGCATTGACTAGATTAGCTCCTTCTACACGCAAGACACTACGGATAGCTGGAGTACCAATTTCTGTTTCCTTAAAGCCATCAATGGTCCATACAGTGTGACCACCATTACCTGTCTCACCTATCATGATGACTTCCTTCTCTGTTTGAACAACAGTAGAAGGAGCAGCAGTACCAAACTGTTGAACAGCAGAGTCATGTCGTGCTAGAGGAGAACCGGAGGCTGTAGCAGCATCATAGAAGTACTCAACTGAGTTAGAGCCTACGGCATAGACGTAGTTATTATTCTTAGATAGAGCAACGATCTTATCTGGATACATTTCAGCAGAGATGTAATCTCCTGCTGTCCATAGACTAGGATCATCTAGGTTGGAGTTGTAAATGTCTTGAGTACCAGCTTTAGCTACAAACAAATACCCATCCATGAAGATGGGGATTGGTATGTGAGGTGTTGGGAAGTCAACCGAAGTAATCTCTGTACCAGCTACTGTTGGGCTAGTGAACACATAACCTTTTGTACCATCTAGTAGAACAAGAGTGTTAGTTCCAGTAGAGTTAACAAACTCTGTGAAGCCGCAAGTACCAGTAGAGGTTGTCAATGTCTGTAGGAACACTCCGTTGTAATAGACACTAGAGCCAACCACAGACAGAACATAACCTACACCACCAACTAGCCAGTAATAGCAGCCACGACCAACTCCAGCAGTTGTAGCATAGGCTAGAGCTAGTCCGGGCCTACTCTTGACAAAGATACGTTGATTGGTGTTGTTAGGAGTTTCTACAACCTCAACCATCATGTTAACCAGCTTGGCATCCTTGTTTAGCAAAGAGCCACTACGCTGCATAGGGTTGATTACAAAGTCAATTCTCTTTGTATCATAAGTAGAAACTGTAGGACTCTTTGAATATGCCATTTATCTATGCCAATCAGAATTAGGTTGAAAAAACAAACTACCTTCTTCAGTTCCGAAGGACAAGGCTTTCTCATGGAAGAACTCAGCAGTCTTTTGCAACTCCTGTCGGTCAAGGATGGGAGTACCATACTCGTAAGACAAGCGCCATGCTAGGCCATAGACCAAGGCTTCTGTCCAGTAGGCAGGGAAGTCAAAGTCGTCTGTAGATGTAACCATGTCCTCAAATGGACGCTGATATACAATGGTAATTGTAGTGTTAGCATCAATTGGAGTAGGCCACAGCTTGATCTTACCAGTGGTAGACAGCGGTTGGTAGTATAGCGTAACTGGTTCACCTGCTGTTGCATTCTGTGGCAAGAGATTGAAGTCGTAGTGGTTATAAATATTCAAGGGAATATTCATAGCTCCTGTTGACTCAATCCGATAACCTTGAATAACCTTGAGTGGCATGGGTGTATTGAGGGTTTCACCCACACCAATGTTGTACAAAGAGGTATTAGCTGTTGTAGTGAAGGTGTACTCGTTAATGGCCCATAAGGGCATTCCATCTGCTTGGAACCCCTTAATCATGGCATTCAACGCCTCAGAGGCATTAGTAGTCTCAAAGGTTGCAGGAGAGCTACCACCAGATAGGACAACTAACTTACGAAGTGCTGAGTTAATTACAGCGTCACGTTTAAGCGACCAAGTGGAAGTTCCTGATGTACTCATATATTCCTTGTTAAATAGGCTTCAGCGTCTGGACCGAAGGGAAGACGCTACTTGAATGTCCATAGTGGCTCCGGTTAGGTTGGGAGGAGTTGGATGATGGCGGTCATGTTATAGAACTTCAATCACAACATCAGAAATTTCAAATGAGGTTGTTGCACCCTTGCAGTAAAAAACAATATCCCCACTTTCTACTCCAGTACATTTATATAAATATTGGTATGCACCTGCAATCGGGGAGCCAATAACCGTGCCAAAAGAACTCCCGTTATTTAGCGCCACCACATCTATTTGTGTTCCACCAACAAAATTCTTAACAGAAAAAGTAACTCTCAATATAGGAGCCATAGCAACAATTGAAACAGCCGTATAACCATCATATCCATTTAGAATTATGCGCAGACCATCCGCCGTTCCTGATGCCCCTGTTACCTTATACGTTCTGGTTGCTTGTGTATATACAAGAGATGCCGAGTTAACGAGTAGGTAATCTACATTTGATTGAGGGATGCCAATAAGATTAGTTTTCTTGACAAATGTGCTTATCAAGTTATTATTTTGAGTTACGCCACGGTTAGGAAGTGTTCCTCCAGACAGAAAATAAGTGCTACCAATAAAAACTAATGATCCAGCAGTGCCAGAGGTCAATGGGGTTAGATTATCTTTTCCTATCCACTCTGCATTTATAAAATAAAAAACACCTGTAAAACTATTGTCAGTCAATAGTATTGAATTTCCGCTGGTTAACTCATATCCGTAAAATGTGTTGATAGCAGCATTTGCACCAACCCAAGAATTTGGATTGAGTGTAACCATTGCGTATAACTGAATTGTATTATTGGTTTCAGAAATTCCACCGAAGAAATTGTTTCTGTCATTTCCTCCAGCGGTAACGGTTGTAGTCAATCCAAATCCGTGTGGATTTGTTATGTCAGTTAACCACGCAATATTGGCACTTGTAGTTAGTGCAGCAGATTGCGCGGCACCGGAACTTGTAAAATTGTAAAAGTTGCAATTTCTTGTTCCATTTGCCATTACAAGGCCAATATGGTTTTGGTAGCACAAAAGATTCTTAAAGATACCGTTTTGTGTAGAACTAAGAATTGTTCCATATTCAGTACATTTGACAACAACAACATTGTCAATAACAGGTCGCGCCCCCGCAACCAGCAGACCCCATAGAGCCAAGTTATTTCCATCGATAGAAATATCTGCTAAAACTCCCATTGCACTCATTTTTGCAATAAGAATTCCTGATGTTCCGGTTTTAATGCATGTCTCATTAACACCCGCACCACGCACTTTCAATGAGCCAAAGTCTAGTGTTGCGCTCACAGAATACAGTCCAGCAGGTAAGTACAGCTCACCTACAAAATACCCTCCTACCTGTTGCTTGCAGTAGGTAATAGCAGCTTGAATCGCAGTCGTGCTATCAGCCACACCCGTTGGGTCAGCGCCATAGTCAGCCACCACATCAACGATATTGTTGAGCTTGACCTTGTTGTTTTTTGCCTTGCTCATATTACTTCTCCGATATAGGTTGAGTGGTGACGATACGAAGCACCGTGACGATTACTGAGATTGCTATGCCTGCGTACATTTGCTCTAGCTGTGTGAGGGGCAGGAGGAAGACGTAACCTTGTGCTACTGAGAGAGCAGCAAGCAGGATGGCGAATAGGACTGTGCGAGACTTTAGGAGTTGGAGGATGGTGGTCATATTAGTTACCCGTTAGCACTCTGGATTGAACCCAGTCGGTATTCAGTACGTTCCCGCTACCCGTTGTAATTCTTGACCAGCCAACAATGACATATTTGCTTGAAGCAGCCCCAGCTTCTACTGGCGCTCTACTCCAAAGGAAATCTCCTTGAATCCATGACCCCAGTATAAACGCAAAACTTGGGATACTTTGTCTGCCATTCAGCATAACCAATGCATCAAAACCTCCATAATTTATATCTGAATACGCACAATTACTGTCGTTGATTTTGTATGCGCCGTTACTGGGGACTCCTGTTTTGTGTTTATAAAGCGTTCCTGTTGTGATTGTTGTAGCTTGCTGAGATATTGCACCAATAACCGTGTTGTAAGGTGATACTGGACCACCTATAACGGAGCAAACATTACCGACCCCGACATTCACAACCAAACCTTGCAAACTAATTTTATCAACTTGGGATGATATGTTTGTAAAGGTTACAAGTGATGATGTAGCTGTTGAAAGTTTAGGACTTTCAAAGGCAAGCACATCAGCATAGAAAGAATCCCCATTAGTTACTTTTACACCCACATCAACAATGCTGTCAGCAGAGCATCCAATCATATGGATGTCTTTTATTGAACCAAAAACATAGCCTTGCGGTGTACCAGTAGATGCGCCTTGAGAAAAACAATTTATAAAAGTGAAGTTTGTAGAGCCTGGCGCTGCATCAAAGTTAAAGCCAATATGAGTATGAAGGGATGAAGTACATAATTCAAATACTGCAACCGCAACAGTTCCAGCAGTATTTACAGTTTTAAACCCATCATACGCATTGCGAACATATAGGTTTCTGAATTTAGATAAACGAACGTTCTTGCTTGAGTCTGTAGATGACCCGAACTCAAAGCCAATGGCTGATGATGCAGCAGACCCTAGAACAAACTCAATACTGATATTTTCAACCGTATTCTTTGATCCATAAATTTTGAACGCGGTAAATTCAGACGTAGCCTTAAATACTGCCACTCCCACCGCCCCAAGCGACACACCAATGGGGCCATTTGACATTTCAACTGCAATATCTATACAGTTAAAAGTAATAGTGCTTGAAATTTTATAAAAGTTAGATGGTGCTAGAATTATTAGTTTTTTGCCGTAAGTATGGCAATAATCTGCTGCCGCCTGAATTGCAGCAGTATCATCAGTAACCCCATCACCGACAGCACCAAAGTCCTTCACACTCACACTCTCGCGCAGCTTGGTCTGGACAGTTGTCGGAACGCTACCCGTTCCTCCCGGAGTATAGGTAACCGTAGAAGCGTCTGGACCCACACCGGGAACAGCACCAGAGTAAACATAGTTGTTAACATCGTTCAACCACTCTTTTGCAATGGTTGTTCCTGTTGTAAATACTGTACTTGTCATGCTACGCCTTTAACCTTTTCAAATGTACGAAGACCACCCAAGCCTAACATACCAAATAACAATTCATATAACATACCATCATTACCTAAAACGGGAGCATGGATAGTCGGAAACCAGATGGTTGTTACCCATACCAGTAAGGGATATCCAAGATAGGTATAACCCAATGCTCCACCACTAATCCACCCAATCGCCGGTCTCCAACCACTAACAAAGACGTTAGGATTGGCAGCTTCTGCTTTGTTAATATCTAGTTGACCTTGAACCAAAGCAACAGCAGCAGCGAGTTGTTGTTTCTCTTGCTCGGTCTTGTCCGGCCATATTTTATTTATAACTGTAGAAGCTAAATCGCTTACAGCCGTCAAGGGGTCTAGTGCCATTTATTTGTCTGCCTTATGATCTAGTTTTTCAAATATCTTGTTTAGCATTTCTTTTAGTTCATCACCAAGACGATTGAAATCATTACGTGGTACATAGTCTTTAGCAATTTCTACTCGTAGATTGCCAAGGTCTGATTTAAGTTCTTGTACAGCATCCCAAAGGGTTCTAGCAAACCAGCCACCAGCGGCTATGAATACACCTGCTACAAGGTTAATTATTGATTGAAAGTCATTCATATTGGCTTAAGCGTTTGGAACGCAGTGAAAACGCTACTGTGCGAGATTTGAGGAGTTGGATGATGGCGGTCATAGTGTTACGCAGGCAAGTAAACCGGATATCCTGACTGCGCAATTACCTTGTAATTTGCATGGCCTACTGCTGATGATGTGACCTGCACATAACCATTTGCATCAACTGAAAACGCAAACGTAGCAGTATCTGCACCGGCTAATCTGCTTATACTTTGCGCTGAAATACTTGATCCATTCACATTTCTCATTATCAGGAATAACTCTGTGATGCAGTTGGTTGTTCCTCCTGTTGAATGTGAACATAAGACCAATGCCCCCCCACCGCCTAAGCTTCCGGTAGCCAATAGTGATTGACCATCACCGATAGATGGACGGAATATAACAGGCGTCATGGGAGTTGATGTATAAGAAGTTCCTCTATCGGTGTCAAAACTATCAACGGTTCCAATGTTGGATGACATATAAGTGCATCCATATTGCTTTATATTACCACCTGTAATAGTTGGAGATTGATTAGGGGACGAGCAGTTATAAAACGATACTAATGCGGCAGATGGGAATATCAAATTATTGGTTGCAGCAATTCCTTTTACAAACTTCACCCCGTTAAAGTTTGCAATCAATCTTCCATTACTTCCCCGCACATGGAAAATTTGATTGGCCTCTAAGTAAGTTCCGTAAAAACTTACAATTTGAGCGCCTGTATAAGAAGTATTAATTCCCAAATCAATAGCACCAGCAGAACATCCTTCAACAATTCCGCCAAACATTGATATATCACCACCATCAGCTTCAATTGCTTTGCCTGTAATACCAGTAAAGTCACAGGTGTAAACATTGACGCTATATGTCCAGTATGGAATTTCGGTTTGGTTTTGCCGAAGTTTTAATACTGCTGTGGTAACGCAAGCTGTAAATATGCATTCTTTAATTACTAAACCAAAGCCGCGATTGTTATCAATAATATAATTTGCAGAACAGTTATTCCATGTGCATGAAATGATTTCTACATCATCAGCAGATTTAACATAAGTTGGTGTGTCTCCTGTTGAATCTCCAAGCCTGATGAACGAAGTTGGTACGTTACCAGGGTTATTTTTGAACGTTAAACTCTCAACAACAAACTTATTGTCTGGAAATGTAGAGGAGTCAGGTATACCGAAATAATGAAATATATCACCATTATGGAATGCTTTTATAATGGGCCATCCAATACCTTGCAACCTGATATTACGAACTACATTTATTACTGATGAAACTTTATATGTCCCTGCTGGAAACAAAACCCCTATCAGACTAACCCCAGTATTTGCCGCTATTGTTGCAGCATCAATAGCAGCCTGAATTGCTGCCGTATCATCCGTTACCCCATCACCCACTGCCCCAAAATCTTTCACTGAAACAGACTCACGTAGTTTACTTTGTACTGTAGTGGTTACACCCGTACCAGCAGGAGCATAAGATACATTATTTGCAGAAGTCGATCCAAGAG